CTTCAATAAATATTATTATTTAAACTAATTTCATTTTGCTTCGGCAGTTATTAATATCAACAAGTACTAATATTTAAAAATTTTATTTAGTCACCCAAAACCATACTAGAGTTATAGGCTACTGCACTCTCTACTATGTCTACTAGACCAAATAAAAAGAATGTGAAGAGACATTCAAGGAAGGCGGGAAAGAAGGGACAACCAACTCCACACTCTAAGAGCGTTGGACAAGGACCTCAGAATCTTTCGCCCTTGAATGAAATGGGTCATCATCTGTTGATTAAAGAAGATGATGACGTAGAAGTTTTACCTGATATCCCTTGTTGCTCAAGGGACTTGGTTATCCCCCCACATATGCCGTCTCAATCGAATGGTCCTGTCTCAAATTGTAAGAAGGACAATAAGATTAAGAAGGCTCGAAGTGCGAAGGGGACCAAGAAGAGACCAGTCGCTCAGCAGTTGATGCAAGAATCAATACTGAACGGACTGTGTGCCGCAGCTCCTGCTTTAGATGATAAGGAGGCTGCGAGAGAAGAACGAGCTGAAGCTCGTCCACAAAAGCCCCCTGTAGTGTTTCATCAAGACATCATTGATGACTTTACGTATAGGTTAGGCAGAGTCCGCTTCAATTTGAACCTGTTGTTTCTTGACACGTTCTATTCGATGTGGATTCTGGTACTAGCCATACCTTTGAGAATGTACTACCCCGATCTGTATTTGGTTCTGATCGCGGTAGGTCTTTATTGTGTAGCTTTTGTGGTTTGTGGTGCCATCTTGCTGATCAAGGCGTATATTATTGATCAGCCAACTCACATTGCAACGCTGCGGACTCTGCAGGTTGCCGGTATAGATGCTGAAGTGAATGATGTTCGTCCTCCTACCTGGCGTGATGCCAAGCTCTTTGAGGCGAACCTCATCGTTCAAGATTCTACTTTGGACATTTTTAGATGTCGTGACCGCTCTACACACACAGAGCGTGTGAGATTCTGTCCTGCTTTGGTTCAAGATTTATTGCTGACGTATGCAGGAAGAGGATGGAAAGTGCTCCAGGATAATGCTGCTGATCACTTAAGGCGTGTGTGTTTGTTTAATATAGACTCGGAATTTGCTGCTCCTTTGATCAATGATTCGATAAAGGTAGCTAGAGTGATGTGTCAGGAATCAGACGAGAAGTCGTCTGCCTTTGAAGCTATTTTAAACTAAGGAAGGCTCGACCTACTTGCGGGTATGATCGCAAGTACAAGTTGGGCTATCGTGTCTCTGAGGTACCTAGTAAAATTGTACCGGCTTCTACCACGGGAACAAAGATTGAAGCCAAACTATATCCAGTTCAGAAGAACAGGACCTATTGTGCTAGGTCATTGGGATGTCATGTCGAGGGTTTTGCTAATCCTGCTGTGGACACAAATGACCCATCAACTGTAGTTCACGGAATTCAGTGTCGTTTTGTTGCGGCGCCACCTCCTGTTTCGAGAAAAGCTTTGCTTCCCTTGAAGAACTTTGTTGCGATGATGCTTAGAAAATATTTGAAGCCATTAGGTCCGGATGTAGATCTCTCATATGATAATTGGTTAAATCATACACATTATTCAAATGAGAGAAGGGGTCAACTTCGTAGGAATTGGACTGAAGGATCCCTTCACTTGCCATCAGCCAGGGAGTGTAAGTGTAAGTCTTTTATAAAGACTGAATCTTACCCAACTTATAAGGCTGCGCGAGCGATAAATGCCAGAACAGACTATTTCAAGAACTTTTCTGGGCCATACTTTAAGGCGATAGAGAATGAGGTGTTTAAATTACCGTTTTTTGTTAAACACATTCCTATAAACCAGCGTGCTGCTTATATTAAGTCGCGAATTCATGCTGCTGGTGCCAACTATTACTGTACAGATTTCTCATCGTTCGAGAGTCTGTTTACACCCGACATCCTCCATGCAATTGAATTTCAATTGTATGAGTATATGCTACCAAACCACAGAAATGTCGTTTGCTTTATTAAAAAGGTGCTGGGTGGAATAAATCAATGCAGGTTTAGAAATCATAAGGTTTCTATTCCGGGTAAGCGAATGACCGGTGAGATGGCAACATCTCTAGGAAATGGATTTACCAATTGGATACTTTGCTCTTACTTATGCCATTGTCACGAAAGTGAATGTGTAGGTGTATTTGAGGGTGATGATGGAATCTTCAGAGTAAATGGAGATTACGTCCCTTCCATTGCAGATTTTGAAAAGTTAGGTTGGAGAATTAAGATAGATACAGTGAGAGACTTTAGCGAGGCTTCATTCTGCGGTTTAATAGCAGATGAAGTAGATTTACAAACAATCACTGATCCGGTTCGTGCTTTATTAAATTTTGGTTGGACTTCATCGACGATGATGAACTCGAAACCTGGGAAGCTTCTTGGCTTACTCCGCTCCAAAGCGTTATCGCTCAAGGCTGAGTATCCTGCTTGCCCAATGCTCACTGCTTTAGCTGATAGATTCATTTACCTGACACAAGGAACTAAAGCATATTATGATAATAATTCTTGGTATGGAAGAATGAAAAGAGCAAGAGATCACCATGAATTCAAGAATATTGAAAGTTCTAGTAAAATTTCAATTCCAATTACTGACCGAACTCGAAACTTATTCGAACGCAAGTTCCATGTTTCGCGGGCTCAGCAATTAGAAATGGAAGCCTACTTTGCTACACTAGAACTAAACATGCCTTTAAAACATCCCACATTAAGATTGATTATTGATTCTGATGTGGCTGATTTTAGAAACATTCATCGTGCTGATTATTTTCATCGGTATGTATGTGAATTGCCGAGGGGCTCACTACATGATCTAGAGTAGGTATTCATTATGGGGTGTTTGCACTACACTCAAATAAAGTGCCGCAGAGATGCGTTAAAATAGTCGCGGTTTTACTTAAAACTAACCATCAGAAACAACTGAGTTATCAAATTTCCAGAAAATAACAGAGAATAGGATTAAAAGATAAACATGAGCAATCATGCCTACTTTCTGCAGGCCGCAAGGTCGGAAGCTCTGGTTTTGCGTTCTTTTGAATAAAGACGATAGTGTGTGACCGTTAAGGGCCAGCACGATAAAGATTCATCCCCATAGACAGCTATTGGAACTTCATAAAAGAATTTATTCTTCAGTTCTGCGGCTTGTAATGGGGGGTGGCCGATTGAAATCGAAAGAAATCAATCCTCCGC